AAATCTCAAAATTATTTTATGAAAGATTTATTACCGGTGGTGATATCAGTCTCTTTAGTCCTCATGATGTTCCTAATCTTTATGATGTCTTTGGAACCGAGGAATTCGACGGACTCTATGAATCGTATGAGGCAGACTCAACAATTCCTAGAAAATCAATTGCTGCTCAAGAATTATTTGGACAACTAATCAAGGAGAGAGCAGAGACAGGTCGTATCTATATTATGAATATTGATCACTGTAACTCTCACTCATCCTTCTTAGACAAGGTTGAAATGAGTAATCTATGTCAAGAGATCACTTTACCTACAAAACCATTACAGCACATTGACGACCCCGATGGCGAGATTGCACTGTGTATTTTATCTGCTATCAATGTAGGGAAGGTAAGATCTGACCATGAATTAGAGGAACTATGTGATCTGACTGTCCGTGCATTAGATGAACTGATAGACTATCAAAAGTATCCAGTCATTGCTGCAGAGAATGGAACAAAGAATCGTCGTAGTTTAGGAGTCGGGTATATAGGTCTCGCACATTATCTCGCTAAGTTAGGGTTCAAATATGATTCTCAGGAAGCATGGGATGCTGTTCATTCATTATCCGAGTCATTCCAATACTTCTTATTGAAAGCATCAAACAATCTTGCAAAAGAAAAAGGTAAGTGTGGATACTTTAATCGTACGAAGTACTCCAATGGAACTTTACCTATTGATACATATAAGAAGGACGTAGACGAAATTACTAAGATTTCTTATCAACATGATTGGAATTCTTTACGGAATGACATTGCCAAACATGGACTCAGGCACAGCACTTTGTCGGCACAAATGCCTTCGGAGAGCAGTTCCGTTGTGTCAAATGCAACCAATGGAATCGAACCACCTAGAGGGTTCTTGTCCGTTAAAAAAAGCAAGAAGGGACCTCTCAAGCAAGTGGTTCCTCAATACTCGTCGTTGAAGAACAACTATACTTTACTATGGGATATGCCTAGCAATGATGGATACATCAAAGTAGTATCAGTCATGCAAAAATTCTTTGATCAGGGCATATCCGGAAACTGGTCATACAACCCTACTAATTATGAAGACAATCAAATTCCCATGGAAGTCATGGCACAGGATTTGTTGTCCACATATAAGTACGGATGGAAGACTTCATACTATCAAAATACATTTGACAATAAATCTGATGAGGTTGAGGAGACTCCTACACCTGTAAAAGATCTTATCTGTCAAATAGAAAACCAAGACGAAACCTGCGAATCCTGTGCAATTTAGAACAACCGAATCAAAGATGTCAAAACCAAGAGGTATGACAGTATTCAACCAGAATAAAGTTGACACTAAGTCACAACCTATGTTCTTCGGTGCTCCCCTTGGAGTTCAAAGATATGACTCTTACAAGTATCCTGTGTTTGATAAACTTACCAATCAAATGCTAGGTTATTTCTGGAGACCAGAAGAAGTATCACTACAGAAAGACCGTGGTGACTATCAAACTCTTCGCCCAGAACAGAAACACATATTTACTTCTAACTTGAAGTATCAAATTTTACTTGACTCTGTTCAAGGAAGAGGTCCCGGTATGGCATTCGCACCTTACTGTGCTCTACCTGAGTTAGAAGCAGCGATGAACGTATGGCAGTTCATGGAGATGATTCATAGCAGATCATACACATACATCATTAAAAATGTTTATCCTGATCCTTCAGAAGTTTTTGACACTATACTAGATGATCAAAAAATTATTTCTCGTGCACAGTCAGTGACCAAAGCATATGATGAGTTCATAGAGGTGGCACAGGAGTGGGGTAATGGTTCAATGTGGTCACCAGATATGAAGGGAAGCACCACTGCAGAGTGGACTGAAAAAGAACTCAAGAGAAAACTTTATCTAGCAGTAGCAAATGTCAACATACTAGAAGGTATTAGATTCTATGTCAGTTTTGCTTGTAGTTTTGCTTTCGGAGAACTCAAAGTCATGGAAGGATCAGCAAAAATTATCTCCCTCATTGCCAGAGACGAGAATCAACACACAGTTTTGACTCAAAACATAATGAAGAAGTGGATGGATGGTGATGATCCTGTCATGTCACAGATTGTAGAAGAGGAAAGAGATACTGTCATAGGTATGTTCAAAAATGCTGTCAATGAAGAGAAAGAGTGGGCACAATACCTATTCAAAGATGGAAGTATGATTGGACTCAATGATAAATTATTGGTTAAATATGTTGAGTGGACTGCTAATAAAAGGATGAGAGCACTTGGACTCCCTCCTGCATATGATATACCTATCAGAAGTAATCCACTACCATGGACTGAACACTGGATTTCATCTAAGGGATTACAGGTGGCACCACAAGAGACAGAGGTAGAATCCTATGTTGTCGGTGGTATCAAACAGGACATGAAGAAAAATGCATTCTCTGGATTCAAATTGTAAATGTTTTTATTTGATGTTGATGGAACTCTGACTCCTTCTAGGAAAAAGATCGACAAAGAGTTCTCTAAATTCTTTAGTAATTTTTGTAAAACTCATGAAGTCTACCTAGTCACAGGCAGTGATAGAGATAAAACTGTTGAACAATTAGGTAAGACTTTATATAATAAAGCAAAGAGAGTATACAATTGCTCTGGTAATAGTGTATGGGTAAAGAGTAAGAATGTTCACACAAGTGAGTGGAATTGTCCTTGTATTTTATCTTCATACCTAGAACTAGAACTAAATGCAAGTCAATTTAAAATCAGAACTGGTAAGCATATAGAAGAAAGACCGGGGTGTATAAATTTCAGTATTCTTGGAAGAGGAGAGGATAATATGAAATATAGAAGTGAGTATGTTGTATGGGATAGGAAGATGGAAGAAAGAGATAAGTTAGCACAGAATCTAAGAAGATTGTTTCCTGACCTTTGTATCACAGTTGGTGGTGAGACAGGTTTAGATATCTCTCCTAAAGGACATGACAAGTCTCAGATATTACAGGACTTTGAGACTCATGATACTATAACTTTCTTCGGAGACAAGACTTTTGTAGGTGGAAATGATTATAGTATTGCTCATGCTATTATAACTAATGATCGTGGAATAGTGCATCAAGTCAGTGATTATAATGAAACTTGGGAGATTTTGAAGACACAGTATACATAGTTATAATACTATAAGTAATATGAAACCAGATGACAAGGACACATTGATCCCGGCAATAAAGAACCCGTACAATCTGGGGTCAGAAAATGAATGGTATGACTGCGACGGTCTAGACTATGAGATTGATTACTTTGAACTAAATGAAGATGAAAACACAGAGTGCAAAAGCGAAGGGTAGGAGACTACAACAGTGGGTGAGAGACATGCTCATTGAACATAGGAATGTACACCCTGAAGATATAGAGTCAAGAAGTATGGGTGCAGGTGGGGAAGACCTGATTATGGCAAGAGATGCTAGACAAAAGTTCCCCTTTAGTATAGAATGTAAGAACCAAGAGAAACTCAATGTTTGGGATGCATATCAGCAGGCAGTTGAAAACTCTGGGGACTATGAACCTATTCTTATCATGAAGAAAAATGGAAAGAAACCATTGGTCGTCTTGGACGCGGAAAACTTTATCAGAACCGAATTCTAACATGAATGATTGGACACACTCAGATAAGAGAATGAAACTAAGGCAGGAAGTATTTCGTGCTCTTACCTCATACTTAGATCAGCACTGTAGACATGTCTATGAGTTTTGTAACATTTGGACTACACAAGAAGAATCATCTGATAAATCTATAGAGGATGCTTTCCAAGATTACTTATTACAAAATTTAGAAAAATCTTATGCAAAAACTAATTAATGTACTCGCTGTTTCGTCTTTCATTATATCTGGTGCCGTTGTCGGTAGTGGTGTATACGTATATGTCAATAGAGCGTCCATACTTGATGGAATTAAATCAAAAGTTATGGAAAGTGTTACTGGATCACTTCCCGATGTCCTAAGTACAGACGGTATGATACCATCTTTACCTGATGCCACAGGACCTGTTTTACCTTCCCCCTTATAATCCTATATAATATACATTAGGAATTGTCTATGGCAGAAGTAAAAGAGAAATCGAGAGGTCCTTTAGGCAAGTTCAAAGAATTTGCTGAAGATAAAGAAGAGCAACTGGAAATACTTGGTGCAATGGTTCGTCTTGGTGTAGTGATTTGGAGTGGATTTATAATCACCCTAAATTATGTTGAACTTCCTATAGTAAAAAAACCTGTAGGAGCATCATCCGATATCACTTTCGTGGCTTCGATTTTTACAGGGGCATTAGCTACTTTTGGATTGTCTACGGGTAATTCTAAGAAAAATAATAACACAATAGAACCTAAGAAGTAACATGGATCAAGATGAAGCGATGTTTGGGGCGGAACCCAAAGTAAATAAAAAACGAAATTTTTGTATCAACATGAAATGGATATCTTTCGGTGTTGTTGGTAGTCTTTTTGCTGTGTCACATATCGGAATGATTGGACATCTTGCTACAAGAAAAATTGAACCGACATTACCATTAATAAATCCACCAGTGGGTCCATACTCATCATATAAAGTGAGTGTATCTAAGGAGGGATACGCTATTTCATATAAAGCAAACGATCCTAAGACTGCATTTATTACTAAAGACATCAAAGAGAAGGGTGGTTTCTTAGGACTAGCAAATGAAAATACTCAGATCACAGAAGAGTACTTCATGGATGGTCAGACTAATCAGGGTGGTTCAGTATCAAATCATAGATCTTGGTTAGATAAAAAAACAAAAGCATTAGAAGATGATATAAATTCTTCCACACAAAAAAGTGAAGCATGCGTAAAAGCAATCGGGTCAGCAGAAGGAACGGGTAGACTCGTAGGCACTAGCATTGGTGCAGCAGCAGCACCTACTCTTAGTACTATACCATTTGTAGGATGGGTAGCAGCAGGATGGGTGGCAATGTTCGGTGGTAATCAAGGTGCTGAAATGGGTGGTAACATGGCAGAAGATTTGAATAAAAACTGCTAATATATAATAAAGCACATAAAAAACTATGCCAGTCTACCAAGATTACGAAATTCGTATAAACTTAAACGAACTTATTGAAAAAAGAATACCCTGTTGCGATCTTCTTCATCCAGATCATTGCCTAACAGAGAAACAAATAGCAGAGATTGCACATGATATACGTATGGACTTGAATCTTCATGATGTATTCAAACAAGTGGATCAACATATCATGAGATACGTCGAAGCAGCAGACATTGATAATTCAACTCACTGGGTAGAACCACATCTACCAGATTTAGATAGAGACTTGAAAGATGAAGAAGGGATTTCATTCATGTAAGCATAAATACTTATATGAAAAAACTAAACACATTCGTCTTAGATACCACAATTTATATCTTAGACTTCCTCTACAGAGGTAGAGATTTCCAGAGGTTCTGGGTTCTTGAAGTGATTGCCAGAGCACCTTACTTTGCTTTCATCAGTGTGTTACACTTTCGTGAAAGTCTTGGACTTCGAGGAGAAGAACATGTATTCTTAATGAAGGAACATTTTTACCAAGCATTAAATGAAACAGAACATTTGGAAGAGATGGAACTTAGGGAAGGCAATAAGCATTGGATCGATAGATTTTTTGCTAAACACTTAGTTCTTCTTTACTATTGGATCATGGTTGTTTACTATCTTGTTGATCCTATGAACGCTTATGACATCAACATGAAGATAGAGAAGCATGCTTATGAAACATATACTAAATATTTTGCATACCATCCTCTTGACGAAAAGATCGCTGAGATTGCACAGGATGAATTAAATCATGCTAAAGAATTGCGACAGGCAATGACTCTTGTTTATGGAAATATCTGAGATTGAAGTTCAAGGACTGGCGATACCATCTGTGCCACACACATGGATCAAAACACCTCATTTGTCAATTCCAAAGGTGCCATCGATTACAGATACTATCTACATTGGTGTTCCTATCATAAATGTGCCGGGGTGTGTAGAGGCACATAAAGATGGTAAGAAGAATAGAGTTCTGAAGGATGATGATCCAGATGGGACTCAAATTCTTTGTGATGCTCAGACTCCATCGTTCGATCCTATCGAATATACACCAGAGGATTTGATAATCATTGAGGAGGCACCACCTCCACCAGTAGCAAACACGGAGCAACCGACCCTTGAAACTCCTCCAATACCTGAGATACCAAAGACAACTAAAAATGAAGAGGTTATCACCACCGAAGAAGCACCTCCAACTTGGGTTGAAGAGTATCTACCTTCTCCCTCCGAGGTAAGCACAACAACTGCTATTGCCGTGATAGCAACTGGTGCTGCAGCAGCAACTCCATTAATATTAAGAGTTGTCAAACCGATAATCAAACAACTTGCAAAAAAAATTCAGAGGGCATTTGGTAAAGAACCTCCTAGACTATCAAGGAGTGAGATCGCAACGAATAGATATAGAGAAAAGAAAGGGTTGTTCCCCTTCAAACTTCCTAAAAAAAGTACTGTTAATAGATATAAGAAATATTAATTATTACCTATAGAAACTTCTTGCAAAGCATTAGCATTGTTTGATACCTTTTGTGGTATAGAGTGTGTGTGATTTTTTATTGTATTCACATTGTTTACTACTACATCAGCACATATACTAGCATAAGGTGATTTTGGATGGAAGGTGATTCCGGATTTCATAAGTTCTCCACAGTTCTTGAGTCGAGCAAGTTCAAAGTCCAACCTTTTATTTGCAGTCAACTGTGCACGGTATTCATTATGTAAGGTTGCTGCTTCTTTACATAACTCTCTTGCCTTTTTATCTAATGAGAAACTAATCGTTGCTGAGAACCCTAGATTAATATTTTGATTTGATTTCTGTCCAGTTCTAACTGGTTTATAGAATAAAATTTCTCCCGGATTGTCTGGCACACCATCATCATTGGCGTCTACACTGTTGTACACGGGATCTAACCAATAATCTTCGTAAGGATCGGTCCATGATCCTGTTCTGGTGGCGTATGGAGTAATATTGGCGGTAGGAACTTGGCAAGATATACCATCACCAAAGGTGTTAGTCATATACGGACCTTGTAAAACCTGTATTGCCTGATTGGTCACTGATCCACTGGAGTTGGCGACTGGACTTGCAGTAGCAGAAACTCCTCCTATATCACCTGATGCATAGGACGGGGTTATAGTATAAGGTATTGTTATAGCACTAAGAGTTGCTATTATTGACTGAATATACTTGTTGTATCGGTTACGCTTTGAATTGTGGTGGTTCTTTGTATTACAGTATGAGTCGAAAGACCGGGGGCTTTGTATGTCTCCGTGAATTGAAACGCTGCTCCCGGAGTTGTTAGTGTCCAATTGGGTTTTTGTGAAGTGTTCAAGTCTGTCCATGTTGAAGTCACACCGTTATTTGTTATAGATTGGGTTCCAGTATCCGGCGTTATACCAGAACCATCGTGCTGTACATTAACACCCGATACCGAGTATTGATACCCAGTGTTATAATCCATTGAATTAATGGTCTCAGTCACGGTGGAAGTCGTTTCCGTGTGTGAGGTCATTGATCCCTGAGTAAAATTAGGTACCACAGGGACAGCACTAGCAGGAGTTGCTAGTGCTAGAAGTAATAAGAAGGGAAGTCTTCTTATCATAATTTAGTCGATTACTAATTCTGTTACGAATTGACCTGTAGTTACTGTACCACTTCCGCCACCAACTGCTGTTATAGCATGTGCTGATGTTACAGTACCTGTACCAGTACCAGTACCTACACCAGTAGATGTCTGATCTGAATATGCACTGATAGCACCTAAAGATGGAGCAGTAGTTTGTATAGCGTCACCTTCAATAAATGATTGAGAGAATGAGAACGCTGTGCCTGCAGTGTGAGTCGCTGTAGCAATAGAACCTTGTCCTACTCCATCTGTGAGTGAACCAAGACCACCGACGTTTAGGTCGGGAGATCCACCGCCACCTACATCTGTAGAAACACCTGATCCGGAGACAGAGTATGTGGATCCGATTCTTGAAACTTGTGTTGCTGCTGCATTAGTTTGCAACTGTATACTAGACTGCATCTTGTGCGTGATGTCTGCAAATACAGGAGAACCAAATCCTGCTAATAATATAAGTGGTAAGTACTTCTTCATGAAATTACCGATTATTTGCTATCACTATATATAATATCCAATAATTATTAGTCTTAAAATATGCCGAGTAATATCAATGCTAACGGTGCTTTAGGTGTTACTGGTGGTGGACATACTAAAGGTAGTTTGACTGAAAATACTATTGAACTAGACGTTGGTGGACAAGTTAAAGGTAACGCTACATTACAAGGTGGAGATGGTCAAATATCACCTACACTCTCAGCATTTTTATTAAAGAAGTTTACTTTAGAGGCGAATGAGAGGTCTAAAAATATACAAAAATTTTTAGACCCTAATAGAAAAAAACATAAGTTTAAAAATAAAACAGGACAGAAGTTCGTTGAACTTATGAATTTTTATTCTGTAAATGAAATTCAAGAGATGGTAGATAAGAGATTTTTAGAAGATCCAGTCGTCCAGAAAATTTACAATGAATATAACTTGAAAGATGCTGAGTGTGTAGTTGATATGGGATCAGGTTGTGGTCTGTTTGAAGGTCGTGGTATAAAAAACTTAATCAATTTAGATAAAAACCCTTATCCTCATGTAAATCTTTTAAATGATATGAGATGCACCCAGTTAAAAGATAATGTAGCTGATCGTATAATCTGTTTAGGTTCTCATTTATGGATCTTTGGTGATCGTACATTTTTAAATGAGATATATAGGATAGCAAAACCGGGTTGCATCATGTTATCTTATTGTAACTCTATATCTGTATGGAAATATCTTGATAAAAATAATGGACTACCATATGATAAGGATAGAATTGTAGAATGGTTACATAGTAAGCATAAGGTTGTTGAGTGCCAATTCATTCCAAAACATGATGGAAATATAATAAAAACAACACCAGAACTTAATAGTCATGGACATAATAGGAGAGTAGGTATATCAAAAGATAAAATATTTTGGGTATGGACTTTGTAATGACAAAAAAAAA